GTGCTTACCTCGCGATTATATGCGCGGCTTAGAAAGCCGCCGCGCAATAATCACTCAAGCGAATACCCCGTTAAGCAAATTTATTAGGAGGCATTTATGAAAACTACACATCTTTATTTTTACGACGAACAAATAGAGAAAGCCGAGGAGAACGATAATGCCAACGATTAAAGAATACACCGACAACTATGTCAGATGGCGCGAGATGCTTCGACAGAATGCGGAGAGGATCGCGAGATCATCAGAGGCTCGAAAGTTCTTGAACAAAAATTTGAGGTCGGGAGACCCGGAAGAACTCCTGAAGGTGGCGGTCAACTGCATCGCAGACCTTACCGGAGACGAAACGATAAGAAACGAGGTGAACATTAGATGGTGATTCATATCAGACTGGATGGGAACCCGTCATCCGTCACTCAACAACAGAAAGGCGAGACGATCATCAAAGGACACATCCACCACTACGAGAAGAAGAATGTCAGAGAAGCGAAGAACACGCTAAGGTGGCAGCTTAAACCATACGCACCCAAGGATCCGCTCGCCGGTCCGATATCTCTCAAGGTGGAATGGAGATTTGAATTGAAGCGGTGTCGAAAGACAGCATGGAAGGTCACGAGAGCCGATCTGGACAACCTTGAGAAGGGCCTGCTCGATGTCCTGACTGATATGAAGTTCTGGAACGATGATGCGCAGGTTTGTATTAAGCATACCTGCAAGAAGGAAGTCCGGACTGGAGAAGGGTTCCTTGATATAGAGATTAGGCAGATCGGAGGTGATCAATCTTGACCGATAAACAGTACAGTGCTCACGAGTGGCTCAACAAGGCATTCTGGCTCGAGAACACGGAGGTTAAGACATGACGTTCAAAGCTTTTAAGGATATGTTCTACGAGTTGCGTGACCACAAAGCGGTCAGACGTTCGCTCATACGCTCTCTCGAAGTGCTGGAGCAGAATGGGCTGTCTTCCGTCAGCTCCGGTGCGGTCGACTACTCGGCAGTTCATGTCCAGAAGACTCCTGATCCGGATGCAAGGCTTATTAATGCGATAGCAAAGATGGACCAGGAACGACAGAATATATTAGACAAGCTCGGCAAGCTGCAGGCCGATGACGAGAAGCTGGAGCGCCTGATCTACGATGAGCCTGGCATAGAAGGCGAGATCTTACGACTATTCTTCATTGAAGGCAAGCCGATGGAACCTATCAGCTCCATCGTCGGTTACTCATCAAGGCACTGTTGGCGCTTGGTGAAGACAACACTTTACAATATCTACATAAGGGAGGAGTACGCAAAATGAAATGGAAGTGTCTTGAATGTGGCGGTACGTTTAATCAGTTCAAGTATCGCTATGACAGCTCACCGCTAGGTGATGACGAGAGTGTATGTCCTTGCTGCGGTGCATCAGAGCCTTGGGCGACCAGAATCGAGGAGGGCGAATATGTCATAGTATGTCACTATACTTAGTGCTAAACTGATAGTGTGAGGACCGCCTAAAAAGGTGGTCCTAATTATTTGACTTTTTCGGCTGCACCAACAGGCTCCTTGAGTCTGTTGGCAGTCGCCCTATGGGCATGAGACTTTTTTATTGGGAGCATATATGAAGATATCCGTCATCGTTCCATACTACAACGCCGAAAAATGGATTCGACGTTGTTGTGAATCACTGAACAACAACAAGGGTGAGTTCGAATTCATCTTCGTCAATGACCTCAGTTTGGACAACAGTGAGAGCATCGTCAAAGAGTTCACAGAAGTCGATGATAGATTTTTTATGTACGACAATAAATATTCTAAGGGAACATCTGGAGCGAGGAACACAGGACTCGACAACGCCTCTGGTGAATGGGTCACATTCCTGGATGCGGATGATGAGTATGCACCAAGAACGATCAACGCGATAAATGCTTCAGCTCGTATGTATCCTGAAGCTGACCTCATTCAGCTCAATCACGTCAGAGTGACAGCGAATGGCACTCAGATGCCGAGGCTGTTTAACCCTCGCGGTAAGTATTCGCTCGACAACCTGCCGAAGCTCTGGATGTCGTCGTGTAACAAGCTCTTCAGTGCTGACCTCATCAAAGACATTCGATTCAAGGAATGTCTGCATCACGGCGAAGACGAGATATTCGTTTTGGAATGTCTCAAGAGAACGCGCTGCCTCTACAACAGTGAACACGTAGCACTGCTTTATCACAAAGATAACCCGAACAGTCTGTCGACGATAACCTCGTTTGATGACTGTCTCGGCGAACAACGTGCGCTTTTAGACTTCCTTGAAGAGAACAGGGAAGACAAGAAACTGTGCGAAGCGATCCGCATCAGACAAACGGAACTGTGGAATAACGGAACGTACAAGAGAACATTCGGAGGCTGAGCAAATGAAATATATCATTATGGCGGGCGGAACTTACGCCAAATGGGACAGACCTAAACATCTGACCGAACTAAAAGGCGAGCCATTAGTCGCGAGAACGATCAGACTGTTGAGAGAGAATGGGATCGCTGATATAGCGATAAGCTCAAACAATGAGCTCTTCGAACAGTTTGGCGTTCCTGTCCTGCATCATGAGAATCCATTCACTCTTCCGAAAGACGGAAGAGCAAAAACACATTGGCTCGATGCCTTCTATCCGATGGAGGAACCCGTCTGCTATATCTTGGGTGATGTGGTGTTCAGCCCGAACGCGATCAAGACTATCGTAAACACGGACACGGACAGCATTGAGTTCTTTGCATCAGCGAAGCCTCTGCCTGACATATACCCGAAGCAATGGGCAGAGCCTTTTGCATTCAAGGTAAAAAACACGGAACAGTTCTTCAAAGCGATTGAAAAGACAAAGGCACTTGATGAGCAGGGACTGTTCAAAAGACAGCCGGTCTCCTGGGAGCTTTGGCAAGTCATCAAAGGAACGCCTCTCAACAAGGTGGACTATACGAACTATGTCAGGATCAACGACTATACCTGCGATATAGACGAGCCGAAGGACATTAAGCTTTTCGAGAGGTTCGTATGAATAGGGATATCGTTTACATCCTCAAGGATGACATAGCGACAGAAGAGCTTCGATATAGCCTTCGGAGCGTTGAGAAGAACTTTCCTCACCGTTTCGTATGGTTCGTCGGAGGACAGCCCAAAGGACTGAAGCCGGACAGGTTGCTTCGGCACACTCAGTTTGGTGCAAATAAGTGGTTGAAGATCAAGTTTTCGATGCTCAAAGTTGTTAAACAAGAAGATCTCTCTGATGAGTTCTTCCTTTTTAATGACGACTTCTTTGTCACTAAACCCTTTGAAACGGAGTTCGTGAACTTCACGGACAGGACATTGGCTGAGAGAATCGAGGACTTTCGAAAAGAAAATCCTCACCTGAACAGATACGCAATGTCTTTAGTGCAGACTGAAGAAGAACTAAAAGCGCATGGTTATGGAACCTTGAACTTCGAGGTGCATCTCCCGATGCTCTTCGAGAAGAACAAAGTTGAAGCAGCTCTTTGCAGTTGCTTATCTCCGCAGATGAGAAGCATCTACGGGAACATTACAGGATGCAAGGTAAAAGACCGAAGGGATGTGAAGGTCAACAGTCTCAGCGATATTCCCTACGGAATGGACTTCGTGAGCACTAATGACAACACATTCACTTACGGCAATGTAGGACGGTATATCAAGGATCTGTTCAAGGACCCGTCACGGTTCGAACAGAATGGACAGGGGGTGGAGTGATGCCTGAACATAGATCGCCCCGGTGGCCATATGTCAGGAGACTGGCATGGGACCGGGACAGGAAGTCCCGGGCGGTCTGTCACATATGCGGGGAATGGATTGACTATTCAATTCCCGCTTCGTCAGCTCCGTGGTCTTGGGAACCTGATCATCTCGTTCCTTGGAGCCGCGCGCCTGAACTTGAACTTGATCTGAATAATATAGCAGCGTCTCATATGCGCTGCAATCGTCAACGTGGAAATGGAACAAATTCAGATGTCGGCAAGCGGTCGAGAATTTGGTGAGGACGGGACGGCACCCCGTAGGGAGGGGCTGTCGAATCTCAAAAATAGAACATGTGTTCGGACTTCTTCCGCCCGCAGTCTTTTCTCCGTCCCAAAGAAATTAAAGAGGTGCTTCGAATGGCTAAATGGAAGTTAAAAGTATTGAAAGCGATCAAAGAGAGCGACTTATATCGTCCTTCCTTCGATGCGACGATTGACATTCTCTCTTCGCTCCTGGAACGAAGAGACGTGGCTCTAAAAAAATTCGCGGAGTCCGGTGACGATCCTGTAGTGGAACTGGCAAACAAGTCACTCGCAACACATCCGTATCTTAAACAAGCTGAGGAGTGTGAGCGGTTAGCACTGGCCTATCTCAAGGAGATGGGACTGACGGCCTCCGGATATAAGAAGCTGAAGGGTGACACCAAGGAAGGTCCGAAGGAATGCAAACTTGATGATTTGAGAAATGCGTTCAAGGTAGGTTAATATGAAAGGTAAAACAGAACCGAGGATATGGACTCCCCCACTCAGGGAGTTGACGGCTGACACATCTCTCGGATTTGCCGCGGTCGAGTACGCAAAGACTATCCTAGAGATGGATCTTTACCCGTGGCAAGAGTGGGCACTGATCCACGAACTTGAGATCATCGGAACATTAGGGACTCCCGATTGGAGATTCAGATTTCGAACGGTCGTTAATATGGTATCAAGACAGAACGGAAAGACGGAGCTATCGAAAGTGATCGCTTCTTTTTTTCTTAATGTCCTGAAGGTCGAAGCGGTGTTCGGAACATCGCTGTCGATGGATAAAGCAGAGGAAGTGTGGGAAGCGGTCATCCTGGAACAGGAGACACATCCCGTGCTCGCCTCAGACATACAGACCATCGCTCGAAGGAACGGTGGCAAGAAGCTGATCTTGACAGGGTTAAGGGCTTACAAGGTCGGTGCACCAACAAGAAGAGCAGGACGTGGCGATGCCAACGATCTCGTTCTGCTCGATGAGGTCCGTGAACAGAGAGATTGGGAAATATGGTCCGCTTCCGTAGCTTCAACGAATGCGAAGCCGAACGGAATGGTCATGTGCTTCTCGAATGCGGGCGATCCCGACAGCATAGTGCTGAGGCAGTTGCGGTCTCAGGCATTGGAAAAGATAAACGGCACAAAGTCGAGCGACTTCGGAGGGAATGTCGATGCAGATGCGCTCGGATGGTTCGAGTGGTCCGCTCCCGATAAGGCAGAGACCAACGATCTTGAGGCACTCGCTCAGGCGAATCCTGCGCTCGGTTATGGAAAAATGACAGAGAGAGCTCTTCTCTCGAATCGTGACACCTTCCCGGAATCGAAGTTCCGTTCCGAGTGTATGTGTCAACAGGTCGAGACGATCCTTCCGGAACCATTTCCGGAAGGAGCATGGGAAGGCGGCAAGGACGAGGATTCGTTCATCGTTCCCGAATCTCCTTTGTGGTTCGGAATAGATATGAGCCAGGACAGGAAATACACCGTCATCGCAGTCTGCGGAATGAGAGAAGACGGAAACTACCATGTCGAGATCGTAGACAGAAGGATCGGTTCAGAGTGGGCTGTTGATTGGTTCCGTGCTCGTGTAGGCAAATATGGCGGCATGAGCTTGGCATTCCAAGGACGCGGCGCACCTGTTAGCGGTCTCGCTGAACAGATCTGCACGATTGAAGGAATCACGAGGTGTTCGCAGGAAGGTCCTGCTTTGACTGCAGGATGGAATCGTTTTTGGGACGCGGTCGCGGCTTGTGGTCCCAATGAGAACAGAGGCGGAGTGAAAGTGTATCACTTGCCACAACCCGTGCTCGATGCACCGGGCAGAACATGCCAGATGAGGAATCTGGGCGGCGGCGTTATGCTTCCGGACCGCTTAAAGAGTCCGGACGATATTGCACCGCTGATGGCCTGTGCGATGGCTTACGCAGCGGCCACGGCAATAGTTGAGACTGAAAAGAAGGTCTACGAATCAGCGTATGCGAATGATGCTTCCCTTCTTTTCATCTGAAAAAAAAGAGAATGGAGGTATCGAGGGATGCCCAGTATCATGGAACGCTGGAGAACTTTTAAGCGACCGGCAGTAGTTAATGTGACGATATCGGGCGATGCTTCGACCCAGGTGTTGAATCTCACAGCCAAGCAGTTGTACCAGACTCAGGACAATTTGCAAGCTGTCATCAACTTCCTGTCGAATAGTATCGCGCAGCTCCCTTTGAAGGTTTACGTCAGAGACGGGGAGAACGAGAGAAGGCGTGACCGTGAGAGTACGGCAGCGGAGCTCCTGTGGAGACCCAATGCTGACCAGACGGAGTTCGAGTTTATCAGAGCTCTGGCCATAGAGTACTTTGTTTTTGGAAGCGTTTATGTGTGGATCCTGCCCGATGCGGACAGTGAGAGCGGATATCAGCTCAGGATCGTGCCCGCTGAATGGATAATCTCTTCCGAGTCAGACACGGCTTACAGTCCTGACACGATAAGGATCTGTAGCAGACAGGGTGGACAGGCTGTGGATGTTCCGCGCTCCGAGTTCATCCAGTTCAAGACACACTCGGCAGGGAATCCCGGCGGATATCTCTCCCCGATCAGCGCTCTGAGGCAGATCCTTGAGGAGCAGATCGGCAGCGGACGCTTCAGGAAGCAGCTCTGGAAAAACTCGGGTGTGCTCAATGCACAGATCATTCGACCGAAGGATGTCACACCCTGGGACGATGAACAGAGGAAGAAGTTCGCCACAGCTTTTCGTGAAGCCTGGTCAAATGGTGGATCAAAGGCCGGACGAATTCCGATAATGGAGGATGGCATGGAGATAAAACCCTTCTCCACATCTTTTAAGGAAGCAGAGTGGGCAGAGTCCGTAAAACTCGGACGTGAAAGTGTGGCGGCCGCATACGGAGTTAATCCTTCGCTGATCTGGCATAGTTCTACACAGACCTATGCTTCGGCTAGGGACAACGCTCGTGCTCTTTATGCTGAGTGTCTCGGACCTGTCATCCAGATGTTTCAGCAGAGAATCAATGCGTTCCTGCTCCCTATGATCGGAGCGGATCGCAAGACCTATGTGGAATTTGATCTTCAAGAGAAGCTCAAG